ATATTGCTTCATATTATTACCTCTTAAATGTAATGTTTATAACGCATGTTATCAATATCTTTCATGCGTTTTTCAAGTTCAGCAATATTTTGGGATTGAGCAAGATAACGCTCAACGCGTGAGCGTGCGCAAGCTTCACCCCATATTTCAAGTTTATGGAAAATCGCCAAGAATAGCTTCTTTACCTTCTGTAAGAAGTTTTGTATTTGTGTCATGTGTGTACTCCACGTTATGATTGATAGGAATCAGCCGTGGACGCTTTTCTTCAGGGACGACCCTCTCTAGGTTAATGACGAGCAGTCCGTCTCTTAGATTAGCTCCTTTTACTTCTACATGTTCAGACAGTCTAAAGGAACGTTTGAATGATCGACCTGAAATGCCGCGATGTAGATAGTCAGCTTTCGTCTGTTCATGCTTGGCACCTTGAACATACAAGATACCATCTTGTTGATTCAGTGTAAGCTCTGACTCAGTGAACCCAACACAAGCGATCTCAATCGCATAGTTGTTTTCTGAAAGCCTTACGATATTATGCGGGGGATAGTTATCTGTAGCAGATGAGGCTGTGATACGCTCAAGCTCATCAAAGATATTATCAAAGCCGATAAACGCAGAACGTGGTAATTTAAAGTTTGTCATATGTATGACCTCCTAATTTTAGCAAGGTTGTAGAAAATGGACCCGCTATTGCGGCATCCATAAAGTATTTATATTATACCACACTCGACTCAGCTTGTACATAGCCTTGATATAAAGAATTATACAGCTCTGCGGCTTCGTCAAACCAAAAATTTATGTTCACGTGGGATTTAGATGGCTGAAGCTTCAGTATCTCTATGTCTTCAGTGAATGCTTCGACCGCGGTCTGGTTCATCATCTTGACAAGGGATTCTTTTAAGATGACGTCACCAATGTTCTCTTCATCAAACTCTTTACTCAATGATTGGCTAAAGAAGTAGTGCGAGGTAGTTTCTGTCTCTGGTACGATGAACTGTTTGACCTGTAATTTTACTGGCACATCAGAAGGATCTTTCGGCTTTCCGCCTGAATCCATCATCAATACTCCAGGAAGTTTAAACGTATAGTGGAACCAACGATCCATCTTTGAGGCAAAGCGTCTGAACTTTCCATAATACGGTGGAGCCTCGACGTCAGGCATGTCCCAAGATATTGATACTCCTCGATCGATCTCCTTGATCTCAGGCCTAATCGAAGAGAAAGTGGTTGTGCCGCCTAAAGTCGTTGGATGTACAAAGTCGAGGTGTGTGAAGTCAAGCAAGTTGTCGCATAATAAGTTAGCAGACACTTCTGCATGCATGTAACCGATAGCATGAGTGCCTATCGGTTTTAACTCGTCATCAGAAGGCAACAGCGTATAGTCCGGAGAATGCGGCTTGCCCATCCACACAAACACATAGCCATGTCTAATCTCTACAGGATAACTTTTTATCGCACGGTTCGGGATCTCAGAGTCTTCCATGCCTGGCACTTTGCATAGCTTACCAGTAGGACAGTACTGAAGTCCATGGTACCCGCATCGAACGTTGTCTCCTATACGAATACCTGTAGAGATAGGCACCTTACGATGGACACATCGATCTCTAAGTGCTATCAGTTGGAATAAATTGTTAGCAGAACGATATACGAGGATCCTCTCTCCGAGGATCGTTCGTGAAAATACTTTCTCATGATCTATACTTGGTATCTCAGACTCTAATGCGATGACATACCAAGATTCACGTATCCATTTCATTTATTACCAATATTGTACTTTGGACAAAGTTCCCAATCGTTCTTCTCTTTGTACGGAATGATCTTAATCTGTCGCATCGGGGCAAGAGGCTGAGCTGCATCTCGGTTCTCGATGGATAATAGACCCCAATCACTCATGAGCACGGCAATCGTATTACGCCTTGCCACATCATTCTCTTCAAGGTTTGACTTCTTGCCGTCGAGCAGAAACAGCTCTTTAAAATGGACGATGAAGTACCGTCCTTGCTTGTGTAAGATATGGCATGACTGGTATAGTTTTCTCTCTTTACGAGATGCCACACCTATCCTTGTTAGGGTTTCCCGGATCTTTAAAAAATCGTCCGGTTCGTTTAAGGTGACTTCCAACATACTGTTGGGCGTCCATTCAATCAAGTTACTTTCTTCCACCTTTACTCACCTTTATATGTAATTCTTGTAATTGGTTCGGTGAGAGAAGGCTGACCACTTGTCTGGCTTTTAAATCATTATAGCCATAGTACTGCTTGATCACTTCAACGTCACCATCACTTTTCTTTTTTTCCCATTTCGAAAAGCGTTTCCGCTTCCTCATGATATTTATAAAAAAGTCGTATTGAAGTTTATTATCAAGGTGGTGATTGATGTTCATCTCATTTGCCGCAAGGACTGAATCTGGGAAATAAGATAATGAACGGTTAATGATATATGCGTTATATGCCTTTTCAGTAATGTCGTCAGTTATGAGATTTTTCTTGGTAGTGTTGATTGAGTTTAAGAATTCGAAGGGATTCATTGTGCATCCTTTTCCTTAGTTCACTTGTCGAGAACCGATGGTCTCTCACATTAAAATATAGTTTGATCTCGCGACTCTTGCAGATGTCTCTACCAGTAAAGTCACGATCTTTATACTCCTCGCCGAGGATGCGTACGTTGATGGGGTATGCTTGGAGTATATCCTCAAGGTCAACTTCAGTCACATAAGGGATGATCTCATCCACATACTTGACCGCAGCAAGTTGAGTATACCTTTCAACGACGGACTGAATAGGTTTATTCTTCTCAGGCCTATCTATCGAAGGGTCAACTTGAAGTCCACATATGAGCCAATCACATTGCTGCTTAGCTTCGCGTAGCATCATGATATGACCTGCATGTAGCAGATCAAATGCAGATGCTGTAAATCCTACTACCATAAACCGATGTTTCTACCATTGCCGATGATGATAAACGCACAAGTTGTTATATGAAGTAATACCCAGAAAGTGCGAATGACCGCCACTTTTGTATCATACGGCTTTGTCGTCTCGTCATCGAAAGATCCTATGGCATATTGCCATGTTTTCCAAAAGCTTTTCATAACGGTTGATAATAGTTGCTTGCTGCTAGTATCTTACAGATATGTTCTAAACGTTCGATGTGCTCAAATGCTCTCCACGGCGTTTCATCGATAGCGACTACACCGTGACCTTTGATGCCTATTATATCATACTTTACATTACCTGTGTTATCGAGGCCTAAATTTTTATGACATACATCACCAAGTTCTTCTGAGATTGGAGGTACATCTGGAGTTGATGGTGCAACCTTTGTATATCTTCCAAGCTCAGGAAAACTTTCTACGAGTGTCGAGAGGTCGACGCCTCGATGCATCGCAGCTATCGAATACGTCGGATGTAGGTGTACAACGACTCGAGTTTCGATCTCATCTGGCAATATCTTTTGTAGGCCAAAGTGAAGAGGGAGTTCTCCACTTGGTCTGAGATTTGCACCAAGGCTGGTATTCTTTTCATCTTGTACTACTTTCGGTGTATGGATTAAACGAGGAGGTTGATCGTAGAGTGTCTTCTCGATCTCGATCTTCTTCCACATCGACGGCAATAAATCTGGCTTACGAATGCCAGAAGGAGTGATCCAAAAATGATCACGATCGTGCCAACGAATAGAGATGTTACCGTCTCTAGCCGTAATCCAGTTGCGCTTATAAGCCTCGCGCATGAGATCTGAACATGTCTCTAACATTATACTGAAAAACTACTTCCACATCCACATGTATGTTTAGCATTAGGATTTTCGATTATAAAACTGCTACCCATCATCTCTTTCTTCCAATCAACGGTAGCTCCTTCGAGGTACTGCATAGATGCAGCATCTACAAGTAAACCTTCTACTTCCCAATCGTCATCGTTCTTTATTTCGTCAAACGTAAAACCATAATTAAATCCTGAACAACCTCCGCCTTGAATGAATAACCTCACTCTTATGTCGGGGTTTCCTTCTTCCGCAATTAGTTCTTTGATCTTATCGCTAGCAGTCGCACTTAAGTTCAGCATTTTTACCTCTATAATCGGCAATTGCCGCTTTGATTGCATCTTCTGCAAGTATTGAACAATGGATTTTAACAGGGGGTAAAGCTAATTCACTAGCAATTTCGCTATTAGTAATTTCTGATGCTTGATCTAATGTTCTTCCCTTTACCCATTCAGTTACGAGTGAGCTTGAGGCGATTGCACTACCACAGCCATAAGTTTTAAACTTGGCATCAGTGATAACACCATCTGCTACTTGTATCTGAAGCTTCATCACATCACCACACGCAGGTGCACCGACCATACCTGTTCCTACAGATAAGTCTTCTTTATCTAAACTACCTACGTTACGAGGATTCTCGTAGTGATCTAATACTTTATCTGAATAAGCCATGCACTTATTTATAGTTCTGAAGTCATCAACAAGTGCATTCGAGTCACTGAGCCAAGGTGTGCCACAGTATGTTCGACATCTACTGGGTTTAAGTACCATGCCCGCCCGTCCGCCGGCATGTGGACAGGTTCTAAACCCTTTGGCGTCTTGAAGAAGAACCAAAAGTCTTTATCTGTCTTGATCGGCACATGGTATCTATGCTTAGTGTGAGAGTCAGTATGAAAGGAATAGGTCTGACCAGGCCTAGACATGATTAGCTGGCATCTTCCTTGAAATGGAGTACCGTACTTATCAATGTGATACAGCTTGATCTCATTCATCACTTCTTTTAGATACGTGTTATGAAGCTCTGAAAGGGGTTCAGTGAAGTCACCTTCTTTTACTCCGGCGGACTCCACATAATAGTGATTACCATTAAACTTCATGAACCTCTCATCTCCAAATAAACCCGGTAGATGAGTTAGGTTGATAGTATGAGCTCGATATACTGAGTTTAGTGCTTGATCGAGTTGGTACTTAGTGAAGCCAAGTTTTTCTATCAGCTTATCACAGTCTTTCTTCAGTTGTTCTCTATCAAACTTTAAACCTTCTACTGGATAACAATACTGATCGATCATCTAAATAGCTCCGGAGATAGTTCATTCCACTTTACGGGTATATTCACCTGTAAGAAGTATCTATCTTTGTCTACATATGGAACACCATGCTTGATCTTGGCATTGATGATCGTCGGTCCAATATACGTATGTCGGTATAAAGGTTTACGATTTTCATCGATCCATTCAATGCCTGAATTATCATCAGTTAAAGGAAGCATGAATACACACTCCCTTTCAGGATCAATATGATAAGGAAGATGTCCACCTTTCAGAGTCTTGACTAGCTTATAAGAACCCGGCGGAAGTTCTACGTTGATTGCGTTAGAAACTTGTTTAATGATTGGGCAATCATCAGACGGGTAGTAGTCCCACCATTTTGCTTGTGTGAGGTCTACGTTTGCCGCTGTGTACCATATATTAGGTTTCCACTCCGTATGATTGAGTGCGTATTCGAATATCTCTTGTTTTGGGTATTGAAAGTCTAAGACCTCATAAACGAATTCATTCGCTAGCGTTTTCATATTCTGGCTTATAAAAGTGCTTACGTATCAAGTCATAGGTGACAGGGATGATGCACCGGAAATGTAATGTAAGTCTCCAATCAAACTCGTTCTCGTTCCATCGATAATGCCAGAAAGGTTCGTTTGGAACCATGAATGGCACACCCTTTGGGACGAGAGTATATTCTTTACCTGTACGAGTATCAAGAGCCTGCAAAGGATCTTGCTTAAATCCACCTTGCAGAGGAAAGATAATGTCTGCAGTGCGCGTGATGCCAAACCTTTCATCGAGTTGTTTATTTTGTAACAAATGATGGAAGCCAGGATCATGGCCTCTCTTACTCTTCTTTACGATCATGTTTCGAAAGATTCGAATCTTATCTGAAGGAGCTTGAGTGTTTGGAGTAATAGAAAAGGTGTCAGCTATCTTTGCGACAGCGGGACACTCGGAAATAAAGTCAGTGTGTTGACTAGATGCGACCCAAATAAGACCGGTAGCTGGGTGATCGCCTTCATATGTGTCTATGCCTGGTTCATCCGTAAAGTTAGTGATCTTAGGTGACCTCCAACCAGATTCAGGTAGATTCAGGAAATAGTCGAGTACAGCTTGACGATCCCAGTCAAAGTCGTAAAAGTAAAAGAATGGATATTCAGTAACAGGTCTTAAGTTCATAAGAAATTGGAGGACTTATTGGCATTGCCTCCTCCTACCTTCACACGGCTTTCTTTTTTCGTTTAGTTCCGCTATCAGCCTTACGACGCTCAGCTGCGATCTGCTTAGGAGTCTTCTTTGCAGGCTCTTCAGCTTTCACTGCAGGTTCTGGCGCCGCCTGAACGGCAGGTTCTTCTTTCACTGGCTCTAAGTCGAGTTTTGGAGGCACTCGAGTAGGACCATCTAAAGGATGCGATTGAACAGGATCTTCTTTCACTCCAGTCAACGCATTCCAAATGCTCTTGATAAATTTAATGACCATGTCATTACTCCTTTATGGGTTCAAATACTGTCAACTCTGATGCATCTTCACCAAAGGACATGTTATCAAAATTGCATTTTAACATGCCTTGTCTGTGAAGAGAACACCCGGCAATCATCATCTTAAACATCGAGCAGTATTCAAGGATACGACTCTCGTTACTGACTAATGTGCCTTCTGCTTGTGCCAACAACAAAGTGATCAGCACAATCTCTTCAGCCTTATCTCCTTCACCTTCATGTTCGGCAAGATCAAGTAGGTGATCTAAGTCTTCGGCTGATAAACTCTTGAAGAAACTACCTAAAGTAAGGTATGGATTCTTCATTAAGTTTGCGGCCAACAACCGCGTAAAGCTACTAAACCGCTTGGCAGCGACAACCTCTGGAAGGTTGATAAGCATCTCTTTCGTCATATGCATGGCCTTTCTAATATCTATATTTATTGAAACTCAATATTGGCCATGACCTCAGTCATACATGCTACGACGTTGAGTTCATGATCTGCCGCAAAGGCGTTCTTATACTGATAATCCGCTAAGATAAGGATAAGCTGTGGTAATGATTCGGGCTTTACTTTTGCAAGTGCTCGATCGTAGATGGCTCGAAAGATAGCGACTGCGTCGGTGTCGATGTTATTGGCAACCCATGATCGCATCTTCTTGAAGTCTTTATCCTTCAACATCTTAAACAAGTCATCATAGTTGTCATTCGTCAGGTTTTTCGTGACACCTGAATCAATGAACCCAGTCATCGAATAACGCTGACATTCATTGATGACTCTACGCCAATCAGGAGCAAACTTCATTATCAAGTCTGCGACTGCCATCTCTTCGTATGACACACCTTCATCTTCGAGGATGGTCTTCATACGTTTCATGAACTGCGCAGCAAGTGCAGCCATGTCTTTCTTACTCGTGTTGAACTCATACACACCGCATCGAGAGTGTAATGGCTCAATGATACGATTCTTAAAGTTACACGTGAGGATGAAGCGACAGTTATTACTAAACTCTTCAATAAAGCCACGAAGAGCTGGTTGAGTCGACTGAGGGTTTAGATAGTCTGCCTCATCAAGGATGACTACCTTATAACCTCCTGACAGTGATACTGTCGAGGCAAACTGCTTGATCTTTCCTCGCAGAGTATCAATGTTTCCTTCTTCTGATCCGTTGATAACGATATAGTCGACATCAAGTTCATTACAAAGAGCACGGGCAATAGTAGTTTTACCAAGACCAGCAGTGCCACTAAAGAGCATATTAGGTATAGTGCCTTCATCGACTACCTTTTGAAAAGTATCCTTCAATTGTTGTGGAAGGATCGTATCTGCAACCTTACGAGGTCGATACTTCTCTACCCATAAAAAATCATTCGCCATCGAATAAGTCGCTCCATGTTCTCAGTTTATCGTGTTTCACTTTAATTCGTTCTTCTAACTCTTCCATCGAGACGTAACCATGTTGCACGATCAACATGATCATCCCGAGGACGTCGCCGACTTCTTCAACAAACTTAGTTCGTTGTCGTTCATCTACATCAGATGCACGTTCAGCATGGCGCATCATCTTACTGCAACGTTGTACTAACTCACCGCATTCTTCTGCGGTGATGAGCATCAGTTGCTGATGGCGATTCATCAACTATTCATAGCCTTTTCTTGTTGCAACTGTTCAACCAATTGAATCACTTGCACACACTGATCGCGAAGCTGACCGATCGTAGAAAGCTCTTCGCCTTTAAAGCCACCGCGTTGAGCTACAGCATCAATCACCGCTACGGTGCTACGAGATACTCGATTAGAAAGCTCATTGAATTGGTCTTGAGTAGACTTTTGAGCAGGTTGTTGTTTGGTTTCAGCCATATTATTCTCCAAATGTTGAGGTTTTTTCACAAGCAATCCAGTAGGTTACGTCGATCTCTTTATGCTTGAACTGAGAGATGAGTTTCGAAGACATCCCGATTAGGTAATCACCAGCGAGGATCTTCAAATTAGCGATGTTCATGATGAACTTGAAAGGCACCGAAGGAGTCTTACCAGTGACATCGATCGTAAATGCATTTGAGGAAGAGTTCTGTCCATCTACGACAGTAAGGTTGACAACTCCATCTTTACCAGTGATAGTCACTTCGTTGTGACCTAACACAGATGCAGCCTTCTTCAACTTATTTAAGACATCATTCGTGAGTTCAAATGCAAGGTCTGGCTCGGGCATCTTGATGTCTTTTGATGGTGTAGTCAAAGTTTCTTCGGGTGAGAAGAAGTACTTGACTTTTGAGATGCCTGATGCATCTTGCACCACAACGTGTGTATCATCAAACGCTAGGTTAGGCTTATCAACCAAGCCTAATACGTTGATGAACTCGTTAAGGTCGTACACGCCGAATTCTTTTGGAAAGCTTGAATCTACGTTAGCTGATGCTAAGATATTACGAGCTTCTGACATGGTCTTAAGGTTGTTACCTTCACGGACCATCAAGTTCTGGTTGATACCAGAAAAGTTTTTTAAGATTGAGAGAGTGTTGTTACTGAGTTCCATAATGTAGCCTTTGTGAATGGATATGCTGTATTATACCACAGCTTCAAGTTCTTGTAAACCCCTTGCCTTACTAAAGTTCTTATCTTTGTAAAATTCTATCTTATTTTCAAACTTACCTTCTAGAATCTCTCCCTTGTGAGAGATGACAAACACATTCGTGTCTTCAGGTAAAGTATATAAAATCTTAAGAAGATTCTCCACACCGTCAGCATCAAGACTCGAATCAAATGTTTCATCTAAGATTAGAAGGTTAGTTGCGATAGAGTTCTTCATCTTAGCAACTTGGCGCCAAGTGAAGAGGAGCGATAGGTCAATACGTTGCTTTTCACCTTCAGAGAAGGAGTCATACGTAAAGTCATCGCGATGGCGAGAACGAATCGTTTCTTGGAACGACTCATCCAAGTCAAAGTGAACGAAGAAGTCTAAAACCTGTAGGTATCTATTTACAAGTGAATTGATAACTCCGAGGTATTGTTTGATGATCTTCGTCTTGATACCTGTGTCTTTGAGCATCTCAGAGATCACATTATTATAAGACTGTTGTTCGCCAAGCTCGAGCTTATGTTCTTGCATATCTCTTCGCTTGGTCTCGTACTCAGTCATCTGTTCTTTTGCGGCCTTTAAGTCTGCTATGTCAGACCCATTGATTTCCACCTCGAGATTTCGAATCTCTGTCTGTAGCCTACTAATTTCTTTATTGTTAGCAAGTATATCGCGCTGCCACTCTTGTACTTCGGAAAGTGAATCAGACGCCCGTTGAATAGCCTCTGTAATATTTTTCGACTCTGCAGCGGCGCGGTCCATTGCGACTTTAAGTTCTTTGGCCTTTGACTTTGCAGTCTCAAGTTTTTTGGCTCTGAGCTCTGCACCAATATCTTGGGAACATGTCGGGCACGTGTCATTGTCTTCATAGAACTTTGCATCCTTTGCGACTGTTGCCATCTGCTGTTTGAACTGCGCTTGATACTGGACAAGTTGGGTTTGTTTTCCGTTAAGGGTGTTAAGATCATCTTGCGCGGTTGGGAGTTTTGTTTCCACCTCAGTTGTGAGTAAAGCATTACTTTCATTGAGTACCTCAATCGATGATCGGTTTTCCTCAATCCTCTTATGTTTTGAATCAAGCGCCGTCTTCGTGAGGACTTGTACGTCTTTAATATATTTGTCCTGTGTCTCAATGCGCGTATTGATAATGTCGATCTCATATGACACCTGTCGAATGGTTTCTTTTAACGAGTTTGACTGTTCTTTTAACAGCGTATTCATCTTCGAGAAGATGCTGATGTCAAGCAAGTCTTCAATTACTTCTCGGCGATGATGAGAAGGTAGCTGCATGAAAGGGATAAAAGAAGAAGATCCAAGAACGACAACCTGGTGGAAGGACTTGTGATTTAGCTTGAGGATGTTCTGCTCAAGGATCTTCTGATACTCTTTGGCGTGAGATGATTGACTGATGAGTGTATCATTCTTATAGATCTCAAAGATATTAGGGCTGATGCCTCGCACTACCCTAAATTGATTCTTACCAATAGAAAACGTCACCTCAACAACACAGTTCTTACCATTTACAGAGTTAACAAGCTGTGGTTTATTGATGTTACGATGAGGCTTGCCAAATAATGCGAATGAGATGGCATCAAGCATCGTCGACTTACCTGCACCGTTTTGTCCTACAATGAGTGTAGTTCTGTTCTGTGTAAGGTTAAGAGATGTAAAGTGATTTCCTGTAGAGAGGAAATTCTTCCATCGGAGAGTTTTAAATACAATCATACAGTCTCAAGTGTTTGAGCTTCTGTCATCAGCTCTCGAAGTTGCATCTTGATTCTATCTTTATCTAGTTCAGTATCTACTGCATCGACATAACTGCTTAGCAAGACTTCTGTATCTTCGAACGAGATGTCATCATCATTTACGTTTTCGCCTTCAAACTCTCGAAAGTCTTCTGCGATCTTTAGCTCATGGATATTCATACTTTGTACTCGGTCAACGAACCGATCAAAGATGAAACCATCAGACTTATGAGCCACAATTACCTTCACGAACTTATTGTCAAGGTGACTCACATCTATACTATTATACTCTGTTTTTCGATCGTCGTACACTATTTTTTCAAATAAGGTGTACGGGTTATGGATCGCAGTTAGAACTCTTGTTTCTGTATCTAAGACATGGAAGTACTTAGGGTCACCAGAATCGGACCAAAAGAACTCCATTTGAGAACCTAAGTAATAGATGTTATCTTTTTGCGACTTAGTATGGTAATGACCAGAAAGCACCATCTCGAATCGAGAGAAAAGTTTATGGTCCATACCATCAGTCGACTTCACTCCTCGCATCAGGTCAAAACCGTTCAACTCAAGGTGTGCTGCCAATACATCTGCATCGCAGTTACGAATGAAGTCCATCGACTCTTCATAGTTATCAGGTGCGATCCATGGAAGGAGAGCCATCTTAAACCCATCATACGTCATGACTGTGGGTTCCATAACGATATGGATCTCATTCATAAAGTGACCTAGCAACTCTTTCAGCGAGTTAAGGTCGTTCGTATTCTTAAAGTACGTATCATGATTACCAGGAATGATGTCCATGGTAATACCGTTCTCGCGCATAGGCTCTAAGAAACACTTACGATTATGGTTCAGCGCTTTAAAGTTGACAAACTTACGATGGTCATAGTAGTCGCCAAGGTGAACGATCTGCTTGATGTTATTCTCTACAAGATATGGAAAGAAGACCTTTGAATAAAAGTCTTCATGGTTCTTTAAGAAAATATCTGATGAGTTACGTATACCGCAATGTGTGTCGTTGAGGAAGGCAATTTTCATTCTAAAAATTCACTTAAGTCAGAATCTAATGATAACTTACGACGAGCTTTCTTTTCTTGCGAGATATACTCTTTCACGTTTCGATCTGTCTCTTTTACTCGTTCGATCCTTCGACGAAGTGATTCTACAACCATCTCTGACTTTTCAAGGTCATCGGTGCCAAAGACTTCGCTCAGATCGATCTTGCTCAGGTAAGACATCTTAATATCTTGTTGACGTTTTTCTTTAGCGATCCTTCGTAAGAAAGCATACCACGTGATTTGAGTAAAATACGCAAAGGCGTTCGGTTTGCCCGTACGAGTAGCTGTTTCTAAGTTATAGTTATGGATCGCTTTGAGACAGTTCTCTACAGCATCCATCACCATCTCTTCACGATAAGTGTAACGAATAAAGTTAGACTTATGTGATAGACCTTCTGCGATACGCAAGAAACATTCAGCGATATAGTTAGGGATCACTGGTACTTGTTTCTTAGCTTTCTTTGCTGCGCCAGCTTCTTTGACGTATTCTACTACTGCCAATGAGAAGTCTGAGTTGTTTACATAATGAACATTCTCTTTTTTATTCATGTTCACTCCTTTCATGCTGTATTATACCATAGTTTTCTGTTCATGTACACCCAGATCAATTGGGAAAAAACCGGTTTACAAGTATTAAAAAATGGTGTATAATCCTTTTAATACCCGGAGGGGAGAGAAGATACCCTTCAATGTAGATTCTTTTTCATAAGATCTGGTACTCCGCCATCATCTTCCATTACATCTTTCATAAAGTCTTTAAGAGCTTTACTAAAATCTTCACCGTCGTCGCGCGACGTACGAGTCACATTCTTTATATCATCAATCTGGTCTGTATAGTGCTTGATCATCTCTTCGGTTGGCTCAAGCTCGCACAAGATATGTTTTGTATTTATCGTCACCTCAACGTCGTCTTGAAAGGTCATGAATGGCCGAAAGTAATAACCTCTAATTCCTCGACGCGGATCCTCAAATTGAAGGACACGTACAGCGTTAGTAACGATTAACTTATTCTCTTCGTGCCAAACTACTTGGCATACGATCTCATCGTCATTCGTAAGTTTAAACTGTTTAATCAGCATCAATCTTTACCTCGTAAGTCTTATGATCGAAACGCTCACTCTCATAGATCTTCAACCTTTCTAGAGAATGGAGTAACGCGAAGTTTTGTTTTGACTTCCATGTCATATCATCACTGATGTCGATGAGTTTTGTTGGTCGACCATCATCGCTCTTTCTCAAGCCTCGACCAATACTCTGCAACACTCTAATCTGCGACTTCGATGGTGATGCAAATATAATATTATGTAAGTTCCTTATATTTATGCCTGTTGAAAACACACCCATTGAGGCGACGATGATAGCATCTTTTTGAGTCTCAGTGAGTTTACGAATCGCTTCTCGATCTTCTGTATCAGTTGATCCTGAGACAAAGAACACCTTACGATCTTCTGCTGCTTTACTCCGTACCATGTCGTAGAGAGGTTTGCCATGCTTCTCTACGTATTGAAAGAGGAGCAGTGTATTACCTTGTTGGTCGAGAGTAAGGTTTCGAATCAACTTATTTCGTTTAGGATTACGTACGATAAAGTCAATCTCATCTTGGTACTCTAAACCAACGTTCGCTTTACACACCTTAT